TCCAAAGCAGCTTGAACAGTAGAAACCCGATCGCGGACGGGAGGATTTGACCGACCCGACTGGTTAATGAACCCATAGGACTGCAAGATTTCGATATCAGTTCGTGTGGCGTTCGTGCTTCGATTTCCGCCTGATGCGTCAGGGTAGATGTATATCTTGGATCTTTGCCCAGCTCGTCGTTTAATTTCTTGTGCCAGGGAATCGGTGTCATGACTGCCACTGATCTCATCGACAATAAAAATCTTATCGCCGTCCCTTACACCAATAACGGCAGACATATTACCGACGTTGAAATCTAGGCCAACATGCCATGGCTCGTCTTCATATTTTGCAGGCGTGCAAAGGTGCTTCTCTCGATCGAACCTGTCGTAAACCTGGCCGGTATTTAGGTTGACAAACTCCCCGTTCAAATATGCCTGAAGCATCGTCGGGTCGTAGTTTGCCTTCAGGCGTTCAATGAAGTCAGCAGGCAGATGTGGGTTGTCTTGCGTGCGCATACGAATCAACTTGCGATCCGTGCGCTGTTGTGCTTCAGGGCTGCCAAACTCGTTGTAGAGCCACCTAAAGCCTTCTGGCGTGCTTGCTACCGCAAACTGTCGAACATGACCAGACCGCAAGCGACCAAGGATTTTTGGGAATGCCTTCGCCGCTATTGAGTATTGAACGGTGTCCACCTCATCAACGATGACGTGCGACAAGTTGACACCCACAATCCGTCCGACGTTCTCATAACTGCGGCACAGGATGTGCGTGTCACCCCCAGGTAAATGCAATGTGTAGTTTGGCAGCGGACTTGCGCGGAAGCTGTACGGGATCTCGTACTGCGCAAGGTAGGAATCGAATTCACTGATCCAAATATCTCTAATCATCGGGCCAGTGGGTTCCATGACGCAGCCGGTGAACCCTTGATTTGCAATCGCAAGGGACACAGCCTTGCACAAAAGACTACGCGTCTTCCCAGCTCCATACCCGGCGCTGATCGCGAGGATTTCTGACTCTTGATCTTCGACAAACGCAAGCTGACCTGGGTGCAGGTCGGCTTTCATGCGTGCAAGCAATGCATCAGTGTCAAGGCCCGATGAATCACCGAGCACATGACCTATTGGCGCAGCGTCAAGAATTGACATTGCGCAAACACGCCCCACGCAGCTGGGCACGTTTCTCCTCGATTAGGTGCATCGACGAAACGGTGCAGCTCATGGTCACATCGTCGATCTTCATGAAAACGCGATACATGTCGTCTTCAGTTGGCTCGTACCAGAATTCTTCGGTCATGAACAAAGCTGTGCAAGTTTTGCGGCGGTGTTGATGGCGCCTAGGGCGATGTGATATTGCCCTTTAGCGCGTGCTTCCTGCTGCAGGGTGGCGCATTGCGACAGAAGGTCTGCCACCATCTGCGGTCGTTCTAAGTCCCAGTCAGCGCGAATCTGATCGCGTGCCAGGGCCAAATACTTGTCGATGGTCCGTTCACTTACCCCCCACTGCTCTGCGGCGTAACGCATGCAGTCAGACCGACGACCACCATTTGCGACGATGCGAACGAACTCAGCAACGCGCAATTCAGTTTCTGCTTTGGTGGTATTTTTTGCAGCCATACGGCTTCAATTATTGTTTTGACTATATCGAATCTGTGCTGCTAAGGAACGAGCAAAAGCGCCTGGTCGTGGTTTAAAGCTGCGGCGGTAAGTTTTACCTGCCTTGGTGATGTAAAGCTTTCGACCGTCTTCGGTGATGATGTATCTAGCACCACGGTCGGTGGTGTGTACTTCACGATCACCGATGTACTTTTCAGAAATGGTTGACATCACGCAAAGCCTTTGTTTGATGGTTGATGCTTGATGCGTTTTTTAGGCGGTTGGATTCTGATGCGCGATGGGGGTTTGTTTCCGCCGCGATAGTCAGATTTGACTTCAGTAATTTTCGCCATTGTGTTTTGGTTGCGGGTCGTTGCGGTCTTCGTAAAGGGCTAGGTGATAGCAATCAAGTAGTTCCAGCAGTTCGCCCAGTTTCTTGTCGCATCTGATGTGCGATTTCAACGATTGCGATTGCTGCGGCTTGCTCGGCTTGCTGTGCGGTGAATACACCATGGAAGCGTTTGCGGATTGCACCCGTGACGCGATGTAGTGCGCCGCTGCCAAAGCCGGATGAACGCAGCAGTTGACGGATAATCTCTGAACGGGACACACCTTGCTGCCGCGCCATACGGTCGTAAGTTTCGATGTCTTCAGGCGACAAACTAACTTTTACGTCTCTCATAAACCGATGCGGCAGTGAACAGATATTCCTTGATCATCTCAAGGTCTTTAGCGAAAGATGATACCAGAGCCATTGGTATTTGCCGCTGTTCGTCAAAAGCATTGTCAGAAATTGCAGCAGCTGTTGCAAGCGCATCTTCCATGATCGTCTCTAGTTTTGCGATCACAGGTTCTTGACGCTTAGAGATGTCAATCAAGTCGTTAAGCGGCATGGGACATCCGCAGGTCTTTGAGGATTCCTGAGGAATCTGACAGTTTTCGTTTGACATTGGTTGCAGTGGGGTTTGTGGGTGTGGGTTGAAGCTGCTGCCGATTCATGAATGCAGCGGTTTCAATCCATTGCTGTTTACGGCGCTGGTGCAGTTTGCGTGCGGTGTCTTTGTCGATTGAAATGCCTACAGAACGCGGGCCAGCATCGGTTTGAACGGTGATGGGTTCTGACGTACCGGAATCACGAAGGCCACCGCGTGTGGTGCTGCCGTCTGGTGCGTAGATGGTGTAGGCAGATTTGCAATGACAGATCAAGGCAAGGTCTGCACCACCACGACGATGCAGGTTGCCGTCGATAATTTCAGCGTCGTAATCCGGCAGGTACTCATTAACGAGACCGTCTGAATTACTGATGATTCCTGAATCGTTGCAGGCGAAACAATCGTGTGCGGGTGGCCGCCACGAAGTATCACGGCTCTGCGCTAGCCGTTTGTGATGTGCAGTCATGACGCGATCAGATCACCGTCTTGGTGGCGTGATTCGGGTCGGTGCTGTCTAAGTGTGCTTCGGGGCCGAAACCTTCAGCAGCGATCCGTTGACTAGGAAAGTCTGCCTGCAGTTTTTCGTCTGTATCGAAGGAATCAAACCAAGCGATCAGTTGATCGCGTGTCGCAGATCCTTTAGTGAGACGCAAATGGCGACGAATGTCAGCCGGGTCATGAAAGAACCTGGCGCTGTTGCGGTAATACAAAACGAAGGTCGGCGATGGACCTTCGCGTGAGATCAGCCGGTGTACCTGTAGGCCACCAGCCCGAAAGGTGCTCGGCTTCAAGGTTGCTGCTTCCGCGCTCACGGAAGGGCGAGAAAATCAAAACGGGTCGTCCCCGTTCGGCGCATGATCACGCGGGTCAAATGGTTTTTCAACCCCTGCGGCACCGTTCTCAAGGAATGCTTCATATTTGCCATCACGCAGCCAGCGCCAGCAGTCGGGGAAGGTGGCCGCAAGTGCGCCTGGGGTTCGATCTGCGCGCGACTGTTCGTTGACAGCAGCCCGTAGAGCGTCCTGTAAGGCGCTGTGAGGCGCTTGACGCAGTGCGACGGCGTATTCCTTCGCGGCCTTCGGCTTGGACTGCCCTGAAGCCTTTTTGTCAATGGCTTGGTATTGCTTCCAGAAATCGTTGAACTCGTCGGTGTAGGTCCTGCGCTTGCGGGCTGTTTTCGGAACTTGTTCCGTGCCTGCATTTGGTTGGATTCGGTCCGTCTCGCCTGTATCACATGCGTCGTTTGGCGGGAATCCAACAGTATTTATATAGGGGTTTTTATTAACTGGGTTTTTATTCGTGGGTACCTTTTGGGCCCCGGGTACCTGGGGACCTTTTGGTACCTGGGTACCTTCTGGGCCCCACCCCATTTGGGCCCCGGGTACGTTTTGGGCACTAGGTCCAGAACGCTGCATCAACACCGTGTAAACACTGGTTCGACCCGGGCGCGGTGTCTTCACCACCCAGCCCTGCTGGATCAACCAGCGCAGCGCGGTTTGCACGTCTTTGACCTTGATGCCGGTGCGGTTCGCGATCGTTGCCCGCGATGCCCAGCAACCCTCGTCACTGCCCCACCCAAAGCGGTGAAGCCACAGGTAGACGCAGATGACCTGTTTGCCACCACGCATGGTCATCAGGTCCATCAGCTCGTAAGGGACCGACGCGAAGCGTGCTGTGCGAAATGCTTTTGTCATGATAAATTTGTCGTGAACTTATGGGGGCCGGCTTCCGTGGGGTGGCCGGCCTTTTTTTTTTACCCGTCCATTGCGGCAAAAAACGCTTTGAGCGTTTCTTCGTGCTGCGTCAGCATCAGACCTGAATCCTGTCTGACCTGTTCCGCTTCACTGCGGGTCACGTCGCGCCAGATACCGGTTTCCCAGTACAGGGCTTCTTCATGCTCGCGTTGCTGTCGCAAGAAATCAACCGTCTTGCGGGTTTGCTCTAGATCCTTCCGTAGCGCCTTCAGTAGCGCGTCACGTTGCTCTGGGGTCATGCTTCAAGACCTGCTTTCATTGCGGCGCGGATGATGTCCATCACGGCTTTTGATCCAGCCGTGTTGCCGGTGTAGCCCTTCTTTTGCGCAACTTCCCGGCAATGCTGCGCAAGGAAAGATTCGTTAATGGTCACGCGCAACGGATCACCGCTTACAGGCTCGATAACTGCACGACGGATCTGCACAACCTTCGGCAACTGCTTTTCTTGCGGGTTGGCAGCTTCCTGCACCCAGATCGGTTGTTCAGCCAGTGGTCGCATGTAGGCACGCCATTTTGTGCCGCGTGACTTGGTGTTTTCTTTCGGCTGGCGAATGTGAACGACGGTGCCGACTTCGAGCACGTCTAAAACGTTCTGTTCGCCGTAGGCGGGATTGAGGATTGCTTCCTCAAATTTGCCTGATGGGGCTTGCCATTCACCGAAGAGCATTTTGCGATCTTCTGTGATGTGGTAGATCTTGAGTTCAATAAACGGATTTACGCTTTCTTGGTGAAAGCCGATCTGTTGGATCATGAAAAATGAAGCGGATGAAAATAAGCGTGAATTCGAGCCAATTCACATTGCGATAAATGGAATTGACCCCGCTCCGCAAGGCTCAAAACGCCATGTCGGTGGCGGCAGGTTAATCGAGGTTTCCAAGCGATGCAAGCCATGGCGCATGGCGATTGTTGGCGCGTGTCCAAGTATTTCGCGTCCAATGGATGTGCCTGTAGCGGTGTCGATTGTGTTTCGCTTCGCTCGACCCAAGACTCATTTGACGACTAACGGGCAGCCCCGTGCGAATGCACCGAAGCAGTACACGGTGAAAAGAAATGACATCGACAAGTGCTGTAGGTCGACCCTCGATGCGCTGGTCGACGGCGGGGTGATTCAGGATGATTGTTTTGTCGTCGTGCTGAACGCGAGCAAGCGGTATTGCCTGCCGTATGAACCAGCGGGCGCGATCATCTCTGTGATCCCCCAATACTGATCAGGGTGCATCAGGGTGCTATAATGGATCTGCGCACAGGCGCACAGCTTTTTCAACATGCACACCGACACCGCCGCTGCGGTGCGTGCGTTGGTCGCTGCCCTTCAGGCACACCCTGAAGACCTGCAGGCGATGAACGCATACGGACACCTACCGCAGCACCTGATTGATTTCATCGAAGACCACGAAGACGACCTTGAAAACGAATTGATCTAACCAGTCCCAACGCTGTCACACGTCAGGGTAAATCAAGGTGCATCAGGGTGCATACTTGATTTGTACCGGGGTTCGCCCCACAGTCACCGGCAATCGCCGGCTTTGAAAATGGAAAGCCTGAACGGCATTCAACTCGTGGTTGGCATGAAAGTGTGGGTTGACACTGCGCACATGGGCGCTAATTACTTTCCCGGCGATTGCATGTATGGCGAAGTCGTTCAGGGTCATCGCCAAGCGCAAAATGGTCAGGTCTGGGTTCGCCAGATTGCAACTGCCGCTTGCCCTGTTGCCGGTGATGCATGGATCGGTGAGCACTTCGCTAACAGGTGCTTGGCCGTCTGACGGCCTTGCGGCCACCTGAATCGCTGTCACACGTCAGGGTAGACAACAGGGGACATCAGGGTGCATACTTAGATCAGTTCAGACAAGCGCACCAATGACCAAGCAACTCACCCAATACGACGCTGAGATGCTCACCGCGCTTTACAAGTCTCTGGATTACCTGCAGTGCAACGATCTGCCCGGTCAGCAAGAACTGATCACTGCTATCGAAAACATCGAGGCCAAAACCAAGTGATTCAAATCATCCGCAAGCAACGCCCGATCCTTCCGGGCGAACAGACCCCACCCCCACCAGTGGTCTGGAATAAACCCGCACCACAACTCCCCAAACTGCCCCAAAACTGATGGAAGATTTCAACAGCTTTTCGCTGCGATACAAAGAATGGCTCGAAGACACCGTTGACGAGTCTGAAGTGCTGCCAGAAGACCGCGCAGAGGTTTACTACCTCGAAGCACGAAAGCGCAGCATTTGGCGTCGTTTGCTTGGCCTACAAGGTCGCTTGATGTGGTCTGAATGGGTCAACGATCTAAGTGACGCACAACCATGGATCGACGAAGCCACCGACTCGGGTTACATCGTCACTATTGAAGCTCAACCGTTGCGCTGATGCCTGCCGCACGTCAACTTGAACAAGCACGCAGCAAAGGGCTGTGTACTTCCTGCTGTATGCGCCGCGCTCGACCTGGCCGCAAGTCATGCGCACATTGCCGCCTGAAATCATCCATTTACGGATTATTCAGGACACGCCGCAAGACTTCGACGCAGGGTCTTAATTCACTGGTCAAGGGTTACGACAAAACCTGGGTTAAACAAGTGCTCGACACCTTTAACGGTCGATGTGATTACACCGGCAAGCCGATTGAAATCGACGGCGAAGAGACTGCCACGGTCGTCTTAGACATCCCCAGGTCTTACGTTCCCATTCACGGGCAGTCAAAGATTCATCACCCATCCAACGTCAAATGGTGTCACCGCGACTTTGTTGATTACAAACGCGGTATGACAGGCACTGAATTTAAAGACCTCTGGATCTTTATCAATGACGGCAAATGACCTGGGTCTGATGATTTTGCTGCTGATGCCAGCAATGTTGATGAGCTGCATCCTTCTATGGACGTTCGCAGCTGGCGGTTAATAGTTGCGGACTAGGGCCGACTCACGCATCCGCACCCCTCGCACCCTGTCCGCTGAGAGTGACTTACCCTTCGCCCGTTTCAGGGTGAAGAACCCAAAGCATAACAGCAAAAAACGGCAATGTCTTGCACTGACAAAAAAACCGGTTTAAGCTGCGCCGACCCCTGTGGCACCCTGATGATTTCCAACGCGGAATATCACGCGGACCCTGCGGTTTCGGCCTCACATCTGCACGCAGTGTTGCAATCCCCGCAGCACTATTTCAAAAAGTACATCGATCCCAATCGCCCCAAAAATGACCCGACTGCTGCAATGCGGCTTGGCACTCTCTGCCATACTGCTGTGCTTGAACCCGATGAACTCAAAGAGCGACACCCTGTTGTCTCATCACGGCGAACCAAGGAAGCACAACAACTCATCAGCGACGGATTCGAGCCAGTTCTGCAGTCAGAAATGGACACTGCAAAGCAAATGGCCGAATCAGTACGCAATCACCCTGAAGCCGCTTGGTTGCTGTCAGTCGGTGAAGCTGAACAGTCACTTTGGTGGGATGACGATGAATTCGGATTGCGATGCAAGTGCCGACCCGATTGGTGGTCTGGTGATCTAGTTGTCGATCTAAAAACTACGCAAGATGCTTCACCAAAAGCGTTTGCAAAGTCGGTCGCAAACTTCGGTTATCACCGGCAGCAAGCGCACTATGTCAAAGGCACAAACTGCGCCAGGTTTATTTTCATCGTCGTAGAAAAGACTTATCCTTTTCAGACGGCTGTGTATGAACTCGACACCGAAGCATTTGCGATCGGTGAAGACCAACGCAGACGCGCCATGCACCGCATTGCGACCTGCAAGCAACGGGACGAATGGCCCGGTTATGGCGACAACGTGCAAACCCTTTCACTGCCCAGCTGGGCGACCTACGACGAAATTCCTTTTTCTGAGTTCTGATGTCTGAACTAACAAAAGCCCTGATTCAGTTCCAAAAAGACGTTGACAAGATTGAAAAGAACGCACGGGCGAACTACGGCAAGTTTGCTGATCTCGCCAACGTGCTGTCAACGGTGACGCCTGCGCTGAATAAGAACGGGCTGGCGCTGACTCAAACGTTTCTCGACGATGCATTGATCACCACACTGCATCACGAAAGCGGTGAAACGATTCACAGCAGCTGCAAGCTGGTTGTTTGCGACGGCCGCAACAACACCCAGGAATGGGGCAAAGCGGTGACGTATCAACGCAGGTTTTCGATCTGTTCCATCCTCGGCATTGTGGCCGACATGGACACCGACGACGTGCCTGATCTGCCGCCATCAAACAACGCGCCGGCAGCCAAGCCAGCAGCGAAACCAGCTGCAAAATCAGCCACAAAGACTGAAGACAGCCTCGCTTTCACTCAAGGTGCAAGCAAAATCAAAATTGCTAAAAATCTCGATGAATTACAAGATTTAAGCAAGCGCGTTGCTGAACGAAAAGAGGCGAATGCTTTTAAAGGCGACGAGCATCAGCGACTAATCGAAATGCTCAAAAATCGCGAAGCACAACTGAAGGAGCATCAAAAATGATCGACAACTTGGGAAACTGCAAAGACTGCCGATTTTTTATTTTCGACGGTGCCGACATTGGCGAATGCCATCGTTATGCGCCAAGACCAATTGTCATTAACGCAAGAGCAGATCTTGATCGATCCATTTACGAGATGGCTGAATGGCCGACTTTAAGGGCCAGTAATTTTTGCGGTGAATTCAAGCCATCATGGTCCATACACGAAACAAAAAATGACTGACGACATCCAGACTTATCTAACAACTGAAGATCTTGCCATCCGTTATGGCGTCACCTATGGCACCATTAAACGCTGGCGGCGTGAAGGTCGCGGGCCTGTCTATCAAAAACTTGACAAGCTCGCATTAGATCCCAGACTGCCTCGCGTCAGGTATTACCTGGCCGACGTCCTTGCTTTCGAGCAAACCAAAAACATCACACCTCTGACCTGAAATGACCCTGCAAGCAAGCGGCATCATCCGCATCCTGGGCGACATCGAACTAAAAAACGTCGGTGACACCACCGTCGCCAAGTTCTACGGCGGCATCAACGAAGGCAAAGACAAAAACGGCAACTGGATCAACAACGCGATCGACGTTGAAGTGTGGGGCCGTTCTGGTGAAATCATCAAAGAAAAGATGGGTCAAGGCGATAGCTTTTATGGCATCGGCAAGGTCGTCATGAATGAATGGGAATCTGACGGCGGCAAGCGTCGCAAACACATTTTCAAATGCAGTCGCTTTGAATTTCTGCCTCGCATCAGTGATACTTCAACCAGTGAAGTACCCTTCTGATTAACTGACTTTCATAAGCAAGGCTGATAGCCTTTGCGTTATTCAGCCTTGCCGTGACTGATTCATTCAAGTTTTACCTCGACAACATCGGTAAGTTTCCGCTGCTTACTGCTGACCAAGAAATCGAACTGTCAAGGCGAATCGTTGCCTGGCAAGAACTCGACGAGCAACGCAAAGAAATAACTGATCCGCCACCTTTAACTACAGCAGAGAAACGTGTCGTCCGATCTGGTGAGCGTGCGCGGCAACAACTAATTAACAGCAACCTGCGACTGGTTGTGAGCCTCGCCCGTAAGTACGCCAACCGCATTCAAGGTACGGGTCTAGAACTTGCTGACCTGTGCCAAGAGGGCTGCATTGGTCTTGCACGCGCAACAGAAAAGTTCGACGGCACCCGCGGCTACAAGTTTTCGACGTATGCGTATTGGTGGATCCGGCAAAGCATTTCACGGTCTATCGACCATCACAGCCGGATGATTCGCATTCCGACCAACACGATTGAAAACATCAACCGGTTGGCAACGTGGTCGAATCAATTTCATCAGTTGAACGGCAGGGCACCATCCCTGCAAGAAATGGCAGATCACGTCGAACGCAAGCCTGAAGAGCTGATGATGTGGTTTGAGCGTTCAACACCGACCCGCAGCCTTGATGCGCTGTGTCACGAAGACGGATCGCCGTTGATGAATCAGATTGCCGACACGTCCAAAGATTCCGATGTTGTCAGCCACGTCATCAAGTCAGAAGAAGAAGAAAAGCTCAGTCGTGCCATCAACAAGCTGACAGCCCGTGAATACGACGTGCTTACCCGGTATTACTCAGGCACAAAAGGGATGCCCTTGGCGCACATCGGTGCAGAACTAGGCATCTGTCGCGAACGCACCAGGCAGATCAAAAACCGTGCTTTGCGAAAACTGCGATTAATGGCGGCGCAAGATCACACGCCACCAAGGTCGTCGGACGGTCTCAACCGGTTCGAGTAACTGCCTGTCATCGGCTGCAAGCTCCAGCTCGATGATGTGCTTTGTGGCATTACGAATCAGCAGAGCGTAATGGTGGTTTTGTTGCAATAGTGACTTGCACAGATCTTTAATGGTCTCGGTATCACATTGCTCGGAAATCGCTCTAATTTGATTCTCTACAGTTAATTGCTCCTCTAAGGGGAGTTCCGCCGCCATCCAGTCAAAAGTCATGGAAAAGAAAGCTTTTGCGCAGGATACTCGCAAGACCATTCCCAAACTTGAAGTAATAGAGACAAAGATTGGAAAGCTGTATCGCGTTTGTTACGGCGGCATGTGCAATGAGTTCGAACAAGAGCTTGCGGCCCGTTCACTGCACGAACGTTTTATGGATATGTGGCGTCATCGCTTCATGCTGAACGCGACACTGCAATATCTGGCATCACAGTCTGATGGTTCATGTAATGAGCCCCACCACGTTGATTCGGATAATTGAGAACAGGGGTTTCATCCATCCAGTGAAAGACCAGCTGGCCGATTTTCAGTCCTTCAAAAATTGGGAGCGGATGGTATCGACGATTGTTCTTAATTTCTAGGGTAAGTTTTGAACCGGCCCATCCTGGGTCCGCAAAACCGGCGTTGGCGTGCTCGTACCCTGCGCGTGCCCGTGAAGACTTAAGGGCGAAGATAGCGCACAGATTGTCTGGCATATTGAACGTCTCTCGCGTTTCTGCAAGGATGAATTCACCAGGATCCAAGAGCCACGGGTTGTCTTCGGTGTGCTCTGAAATATCGACCCTTACCAAGTCAAAATTGCTTGGGTCTTCAACCATGATGTAAGGCCCCAAAATAACATCCAAAGAGGCAGGGTTAAGCAGGTCCAAAACAAAAGGTTCGACCATAGGCGAATCACCTTCGCAGCGACTACGGATTTGCCAATCAGCAAGAACGCCCACCGTTTCGTAATTATGCTGCAGCAAGATTATCACCCATTAATCCATTTTTCAATCCATTGCTCACGGTAATCGTCGTAGAAAATTTGGCGCTGATACCAGTCACGCCAGTCTTGGTGGCCCTTTGAGCTATTACAACCAAGGCAACAACTTACAAGGTTGTGTTTTACCGTCAAGCCGCCGTTAGCTTTCGCTTCTACATGATCAAGCGTTACGTCACGCTCGGATAATTCACGGCCGCAATATGCACAGGACCAACCCCATGCATTATGAATTGAACTGCGGAAACGTTCCTTAGCTTTTTTGCGTGGAACTAAAATCGTCTCGTCGATTTCATGTTCCATGCAGTTGCCTGATAAGAGTCATAGACCGACATCTGCAACTGCAAACATTGTATCTAAGGCAACTTATTGCGTAATAATCATCCAACCAGTGCCGTCGCCTTCAACTTCCCACCTAGGTTTAAATGCTTGCCGTCTAATGCGCACATAATCAGCACGGTCATTGTTTTTGTGCCCGCCCTTGATCATGTCAGGCATGCCCATCGGGTCATGCACGATCAATTCTTCTCGGTTGTAACCAACGACAAGTAAAACATGACCGCAGCTATCGTCATTACATACAGGATCACTTACAGATCCCCTGTGTAAATACATAACGATAATCGGCCGACCCGCGTCAATCTCATTTTCTAAATCTTCAAAAGTTCCGTCAGCTCTAAATTCAGCGCTGATTCCTAGGCTTCGCAGCGCCGTCAACTGCGCGTCGATTGACGTCGTATCGCCTATATCTTCCCTGATTCTGTTGTATGCATCAAAGCTTTCAACCCTCGAATAAAACGCGGCAGCCATAGCAGCAACGGCTGAAAAGCACTCGCGAAATCCATATCCAGACCTTGACGAGAGCTGGTGATAGTACGGCGCGTGAACCTGTTGTTCAATGCCCGCCGCCTTCCACGATTGAAGCCATAGCGCATCTTCATCTTTTAAATTTTGGGGTAAATCCTCTTGAAGCTGGGCAATCGCGGCGTGATGATACGGGTTGCCAAATCTGAAGTGCTCGAAAAATTTCAGCAAATCAAGCATTAGGTGGAAGCAAATTACGCTCGACAAGAGCAACCAGTTGATCATCTACGGTGTTCGTCGATTGCTTGGCTGCTGCTTTAAGCAAATCAATCAACAACTGGCGCACAGCCCTGCTGTTGATGAATGAAATCAAGATCGGCTTGAATAGCAACAGCATGGCGAAACATCAGCAACGCGCAAAGTCTAAGTGCGTTCCTGTTTAGCTTCAAGCTTTGCGACCGTAGATTCTAGATTCCGCAACCTTTGAAAAACCTCACTGTCTTTGCGCATTACGTCGTCGTGAAAAACGTTTAGGCGTTCAGCCAAATTTTCAACCGCAATCGTCAAACGTGCCAGCGTTTCACGGGTCTGCAGGTTTTGCCTGCCCGCGTTACTTATAGACATGGCAGCAGCAGTAACGCTGGCGCCTGTGACCGCCGCAAAAATCTCTAACATGGCAATCGACGGTCGTCTGAACCATCATGGCCGATCCGGCAGCAACACAAGAGCAAGACCACGAAGATTCACGTCTCGGTGATCTTGTAAAAGTCGTCGTTCTTATTTGGAGCATGGCGATTCTCACTGCCAATTATTTGGGAGTTTTCAAGCAATCGCTTGATCCGACTTTCCCGGCATCGTTGCTGACAGGAACCATGGCGGCGATGGGCGTCAACATTAGACAGAAGAAAAAGGACGAACCCAAGCAACCCACCGCTGCCAAATGAAACGCTTTCTTGCCCTCGCGATCCTGCTGACTGCTGCACCAGCAACTGCGCAACAAGTCTCGCCCAGCTGGAGTCAAGGCAGCATGACCGCTACGACAACCACGACCTCAACTATTGACGAGGTGATTTCTCAAGAAATTTTTGGCGCAGCTGTCACTACCTATTCAGGTGACAACGTTGCACCCTCCACCGATATCACTGATAGCGCCGCCACATGGGACATCGTTTCTTCCGACAAGCCTTGGGCGCTGGAAATTACAGAACGCAGTGCAGGCATCATCGAAACGATCGACATCGACCGCACAATCGATATCGAATCCACCACCACATCGCTGTCGGTGTTCTCGCAGTAACGCTTGGGGTTCCTGCATTAGCCGAAGGCGAAACGAGCGTGGTGTCTAAGCCGCAAGCTGCGGCTACATCAAACAACACCAACCAAAGCGTTCAGTTCAACAACAACGGCGCACCAAGCCGTCAAAGCTTTGGTTCTGGGGTTAGCTGTAATGGCAGCACGCTAAACGTCACGCCGTTTTACCTTGGCAACGACACGATTCCATATGACAGTGAATCGTATGTAAGAAGCAATAACTGGGGTATTCAGTTTGGATTTGCCATACCACTAGACGGCAGCATCACTGAAATGTGCAAAGATCTTGTGCGTCGTCAGTTACAACGTGAACGCATGGACTATGAGTTGGTTCGCGCAACTCGGTGTGCAAAGTTAATGGAAATGGGTTACACGTTCAGACCTGATTCCGCGATGTATGTCGCCTGTGCAGATGTTGTCGCCATTTCTGCCTGGCGTCGCTTTCAGCCGGAATCTTCCCCTGTAATTTTGCAAGACGCTTCAACGCCCTCGTCATCGCAGGTTTCAAGGCCTTCTGCAGATACTGAAGAACTTGACCAGCAGCAAGAGTCCCAGCCACAGCCGCAACAGAAGAGGCTCCAGCAGTAATAACAGCCGTAGAAACAATTTCAGCACGAGGTACTGGAACATCGATTGACGTGCCCGGTAGCGTAAATGTAGTGATCTCGTTTTGCGGTGCGGGTGTTGGCGGTACTAGCGTCGGGTTTTGTGCTGGGTCTGGCTTTTTCAACGCTTCCGATGATTTTTCTTCTTCAGCGGCTTTCTGAGTTTGCTGCTGTCGAATCTGTTTTGCCGACGGAAGAATTACCGGCCGATATTGGGGTGGATCTGCCTTAGGTTCAAGCAACACCATTCGCGGCGGTAGCTTAATAGGCTCCGGCAATCGAATGTATGGCAGTACCGGCGGTTCAGTCATAAAAAAGCCCTCCCCGTGTGAGGGTAGGGAGGGCTACGCCAAGATTAGTCAGTTAATGCCGTATTGACTCAAAAACGATATTTTGAGCCGAGCTTGATCCCGTAACCAGCATCGGCATCCTTGAACTTTGCGTAGCTCAGTTCGGTGTAGAGGTCGAGCTTTTCATTCACAGGCGCCGATACACCAGCCTTGCCGGAAAAACCCCATTCAGATTTAGTCGAGTCGTTCGCTACTGCAGGGCCTGCCTGAACGTAGAAAGGACCTTCCTCGTAACCAACGTGAAGCTCAAGCGAACTTCCTGCAAACGAAGATCCGCTGAAGCCAGCGTTGTATTCCGGGTTGATGTAAAGGCCATCCAGACCTTCGGCCATTGCAGGTGCGCCAGCAAGTGCAATAACACCCGCAACAACAACAGGCTTAATCATTTGAAAAAAGTGAAACCGCTGCCACCTTAAAGCGGATCTGGCCGTCCAGCAAGAATTGCTATCGCACGCTTATAGAAGTAGGAATCGGTTTTCCCTTCGCGTTCCAGCGTCTCTTTAATTCGACGCCAGTTGTTGAGGGTGGCTTGATCCATTCATCGACCTTGACCTCTATAACGCTTTTTACCCTTTTTTGGCAGGGAATGGCGCCCCGAACCCTGACGAGTTTTTTTAGGTTTTCCCTCAATAAAGGTGTGACCGTTCAAGGATCGAGGCTTTGCCATCAGACGTCAGTTGATTCCAACAATGCGTACTTGTTTGCCAAGCCGGTGAAAAGACCTCGCATTGGGTGCGAAATTTGGTCCCGGCCATCGAGGAAAAACAGTTCCTCCATCCATTTTTGGCGGTTGTTTTGGCAGGCGATATCCTCTGCACCGGGTTTGCAGGGAATCATCGGGTCAGGGCGTTGCATCAGGATCGCTCCAGACATCAGTTACCAAAATAGCTCTGATCTCACTGATCGCGACCAGCAATAGGGAGCGCCCAGTCAGATATGTCCAAAGTTTTGCTGTTGACTGCGGCTTTCACGTCGAGCACTCCAATCGTCGGCAGCGCCCAGTCAGAAATGTCTAGGCCAAGCAAAGTAGATACAGATGGCAGCCCAACGGCAGCCGACGTTCCACCCTTCCACTCACTCGAAACCCGCGCTTGAAATTCGGTGCCTGTCTTCCAAGTGCCGTTTACGTTGACGTAGTAAGCATCTGCCTCTTTCCACGTCCCAGAAACGTTGACGTAAACAGTATTAGCCATTTACATTTTCCTCAATTTCAGCTTGGATGCGGCGCTCTTCCGCTTCAACCTCTGCTGCATAAGCTTTGAAGTCATCTTGCTCTTGAATCACTTGCTCGTCAGCAACGTCGCTCGGATGTGAAACGAAAACAGTCGTCGTACCATCCGAAAGAACGAACTCATTGAGATCGCCTTTGGCGGTTTTTGAAGTAATGGAAAAAGTCATGCCTGAGAAACCTCTAAATCGTCGATGATCACATAGTTAGAGCTTGTCAAGTTTTGCATTTCTACCTGTATTTCAATCGGTCCAGCGAGCGTAGGCGTAAAAGTTTTTTCAATTTTCACCCATGTATTTGCGCTAGTGCTGCTGGTGTCTACTGTTTGCAATGCGAGACCTCTTAAAGGATCAGCCGGTATCTTTAGTGTTGCCTTTGCATTACTGGCATGACTTTTATAGGTCCAGATGCCAACAGTAACCGCAGAGTTTGCGCTTACGACAATTTTGCCTAGCGAAAGCGTACATGAGCCAGTTTGTGTGCATTTCCAGGCAACGCCAGACGCTGTATGCCTAGTGGTTGTCTCGTTGGCAACAGTGTTGCCACTACTGAAAAACGCTTTGTTTGCACCACTAACACCCTCATGATCAATAGACTCAAGGATTCCGCCTGTTACTAAACTCTTAGTGAACGATTCAGTAGACCCTTTCACCTGAACACGGCCGCCATTAACATAGATTCGCCCCTTAAAAGTACCTATATCGGCAATTTTTATTAGGCCATTCACACTCCGAAACGAATATGTAGGGCCCATGTTGGCACCGTACCTGTAGTAATAATCAGTCGAAAAAGTCGTGTCTGGTGTATAATTGAAGTCAGAAATATTGCAGATCCCCCCAACGTCAAGACATTCGTAATAAAAATTCTCACAGTCAAATGTATCAATACTAAGCGTGCCATATGAGTACAAGTGTTGACTTGTTTGGCTGTTATACCCCCACTTAAGTGTATCTATGTGTATTGACGAATTTGCCTCCGTGCGAACAGGTCTGCAGCCACACGCGACAGCGTTTACTAGGCTCCAGCTTGAATGACCTGCGTTGGCTGCAGAATTAAGAATATATCCTGAGTAGCTGTGCCCTACAGCCTGTTTAATGTAAAAATCTGATTTATTTCCTGTAAAAGTGCTGTTGCTCCTCATGCTTATACTTCGCTGGCCTGTGTTCACCCCAATAATAAAATCTAAGCCTACGCCTTTGACATCTGTATTGGACGAGTTAAAAACAAAACCCGTGTCAAAGTGAGAAAGTCCAATGTCTGACCATTTCTGATAAGCACCTGAACTGGCGAAGACGTCTCCGAAATTAGTTAAATAGATGTGGGAGATTTCAACATGATTGCCTGAAGGGTCCAGCGGAGACATTGAACCGTTGAATTCAATGCAAGTTTTTCCGTTTCTAGTTGACATGCTGGTTGCGTCCCAGCCGCCGCTAATGGTTATTGGACTGGCTTCAGTTCCACTGGCACTTGGTCCGTCCCAAGATGAGGCATCATTCTGATTTACGCTGCTGTCATATGGTCTAACCTGTTCCCGCTGATAAATTGTTGCGCTAGTGTTAGTGGCAGAAAAAGATGCTGCATTGCTGCCGTAGTAGCCAAATGGGTTTTTGCCTCTAGATTGAGTTTTAAGGAACAGGATATTATCCCAAATAAACTGAACTGGATACCAAGCCGTATCGTCAGAAGTATTAAGACCAACCAACTTGTCAAGCGTTATGCTGTCAGCCGCAGAGGACGCTTTGCAGGCAATAATGTTTTGCAAATAAATTGTTTGACTAGAAGCTGGCGTTGAATCTTGATATAGCGCAATCGACTGAATAGAAGAGTTTAAATTCGTACCAAGATCAACAGTGAGACCAGTCCAAGTGTTTTGATCTTGATTCTTGTAGTCGATCGGAATTGTATGAACTGACGTGTCTCCTGACGTGTCTGTGCAAAGTCGAAGGCTGAATTTGTTTGAGTTTCCGTTGTTGGATAAGCTTTGTCGAAAATTAAATGAAACTTGTTGATAACTAGACAGGTCTAAAGCACTAGGCAGTTGATAATAAGCTAATTTACCGTTTGAAGCTCCGGTGCCAATTACGAACCGATCACGACCCGTAAAAACGATGTAATCGTGGCTTTGTGTAAAAGAGCTATAAGAAGTAGGGTAAGAATAATCAGTTGAAACGCCAGTCCCTGTAGCAGTCCAGCTACCTCTATAGGCGTCCCTACAAGCAATCGACTTGGTAAGGTCATCAGTGCTTAAATAAATCGCATTTGTGCAAGCGTGCCACCTAAACGTGGTGGAACTTGCTGTTGTATCTGAAGGTCCGGGAAAATTATCAAGTTTTAAACTAGCGTTGGTCTCCGTTCCAGACTCGACGGTTACTCGCCAAAGGCCAGAAATGCTCTTACCTGCTGTTGAATCATTATGGTAAATATGAATAATGTCACCAGTCAGCCACCCATTGCCCATTGACGTGAGCTTGGTCTCGCCATCTGTACTGCTGTAAGTGATATTGCTTCCTGATTTAGATAAAAGGTTGTAACCGGGTGGCGGTGGAGCACGTCTAACGTGCCCAGTTCCTAGGGACGTTGGATCTGATGTTTTCTTGATGCGAACTTCGTCGCCTGCAGTCAAAGTGAGATCTTCGACCTTAAAAGCCCTGTTGGCAAAACTGGAGCCGTCCTCGGTTCCAGCTGCCCCTTCGTAATCAACGTAGTGAACAGTCATGATCAGGCAGTGTATTTAACCCAGATGTCTCCATCAGAACCGCCAGAAGGCGAAGACGTGGAGGTGGTGATCTTTCTCATGCCCGTCGCACTTGAAGCGACACTAGTTGCTGTAATAGTGCCCGTTCCAGTGATGTTGTGAGTTTGCATGTCGAGGTTGCCTCCTAGTTGAGGAGTTGTATCTTCCACGAGATTGCTAATGCCACCACCACCACCGGACTGAGCGACCCATGCGTAATCAGACCCGTTCCAGCTCAGCACATACCCAGAAGTTGGGTTGCTTTGGTTTAAGTGCGAGTCAACATCGCTGTTTGAATAGCTGCTTGTTTGATTGACCCAGCTAAGAACGCCGGAACCATTTGTACTAAGAACCTGCCCGTTGCTGCCAGTTGTGCCAGGCAAAGTAAAGGCAATGTCGCCGCTAAAATCGTTATGCGGTGGTGCCTTGATTGCGGCGTAGTGCGCGTTGCTTGATTCGCAATAAAGACGAACTTCTGATTGTGTGCCTGTATTTTTAATGCCAAGGATGCCGCTAGAGATGAACTTAGAGTTCATGTCCAAGTCACCGCCTAGTTGAGGCGTGGTGTCTAAAACAATGTCAGTGCCACCGTTGGCACCATCAGCACCTGCAGCGCCGGTCGCGCCAGTATCACCACGCGGGATAGAAAAATCAAAAGTGGCGGCAGAACTTGAACCGCTATTGGTAACCGTCGCGTTTGAACCTGCAGCGCCTGTCGTTACTGTGCCAACCGCAATCGTTGCAGCTGCACCATCACTTCCGTCAGCACCCGCTGCCCCGGTGGCCCCGGTGGCCCCGGTGGCCCCTGTAGCTCCGGTGGCACCGCGGGGAATTGAAAAGTCAAAAACAGCTGCGCTTGAAGTGCCGCTATTGGTAACAGTGACGCTAGAACCAGCAGCACCAGTGCTCACCGTTCCGACAGAAATGGTTGCTGCGGCACCGTCGCTGCCGTCAACTCCATCACTACCATCTACCCCCGCTGGGCCGGTGGCTCCGGTGGCACCGGTATCACCGCGAGGAATTGAAAAATCGAAAACAGCAGCAGCAGATGTTCCGCTGTTAGTAACAGTCGCGCTCGATCCAGCGGCACCGGTACTTACTGTGCCAACAGAGATTGTGGCGGCAGCTCCATCAACGCCATCACTTCCATCACTTCCGTCAGCACCCGCTAAACCTGTCTCTCCACGAGGAATTTCAAAATCAAAAACAGCTGCTGCCGAAGTACCGCTGTTTGTAACCGTGGCGCTAGAACCTGGCGCAACCGTAGACACCGTGCCAACAGAAATTGTTGCCGCAGCACCATCACTACCGTCATTGCCCGCTTGGCCAGTAGCCCCTGTTTCTCCAGTCGCCCCACGAGGGATCGCAAAGTCAAAAACCGCAGCACTACTTGTGCCGCTATTTGTCACTGTTGCGTTTGAACCCGCTGCGCTAGTTGAGACCGTACCAACAGCGATAGTTGCAGCGGCACCATCACTACCGTCTGCCCCTGCGGCCCCAGTTGCGCCTGTGGCCCCGGTAGCACCTTGAGG